GCTGTGGATCGGAAAGTATTCGGTGATCTGGGGATCGGTGAAGTATTCTCCGAAGTAGATCACCTTGATCATCGGTTTCCCACTGGATCGGCTGATGTGGGGTTGCCACATCCAGGAATCCACTTCCATGTCGGTCCCGTACCGGCCCATGATGTCATCGTTCCTCAGTTGCCAGATCGGCCCCTTTTCCTCGACCGGGAAAGGCTGACCGCATCCTGGGCAGATCTTCGCCTGGATCGGTACAATCTCCATGCAATGTTCACAGACCTTGCTGGGAGCGATCCCTGAGGATTCTCCCTTCCTCTTTGGTGGTCGGACCTCGGTGATCGGACCATGCATCTCCACATTCCCCGCAAAGTCCAGGACCAGACAGTGATCCGTGTGGCTCTTTAGCCTCAGACCCCGGCCCGCCATTTGCATGTAGAGCCCTGGGCTCATGGTCGGCCTCATCATCACGATCAGATCGATGTCAGGGTAGTCGAAGCCAGTGGTCAGCACGTTGGCATTGGTCACGGCCCGGATCTCCCCGGCCTTGAATCTCTCCAGGATCTCAGCCCTCTCGGCCTTCGGAGTCTTCCCTGTGATACAGGCCGATCGGATTCCCTGATCTTCCAGGATCTGCTGGACATGCATCGCATGGTCCACACCGGTACAGAAGAAAAGCCAGGCCTTCCGATCCCCCGCCAGGGAGATCACCTCGGTCACCACTGACTCGCTGGTCTGGTGGACATCCACGGCCTTTTGGAGTTCGCTCTCGATGTACTCCCCGCCCCTCTTGTGGACCCCATCGGTGATCAGCTTCTCCCTGGTCGCCTTGGATCTCAGATCGGCCAGGAATCCCTGGTCCTGTAGTTCCTGGATCGTGGTCGGTTCGATCAGATCCGTAAACAGGGCCGGCTCATCTGTGATCATGCCATGCCCTAGTCTGTATGGTGTCGCTGTGAGACCGATCACTCTCAGCTTGGGATTGATCTCGGTCAGGTCCCCGATCAGCTTCCTGTAGGATCCCTCGTCCCGATGGCTGACCAGGTGGGCCTCATCGATCAGGATCAGATCCACATGGCCGATCTCCTGGGCTCGGCTCCTGACACTCTGGATCCCGGCAAACGTGATCCGATCCATCTCCCTGGATCCGATCCCCGCTGAATAGATCCCCAGGGGAGCATCCGGCCAGTGGAGGAGCATCTTCTCGGCATCCTGTTCGATCAGTTCCTTCACATGGGTCAGCATCAGGATCCTGGTGTATGGCCAGCCCTGGATCGTTTCCTTACAAAAGCCAGCGATCACATGGCTTTTCCCGGATCCGGTCGGGAGAACAATGCAAGGATTCCCCTCATGTTCTCCGAACCACCGGTAAAGATCATCGATCGCCTTCCTCTGGTATTCCCTAAGCATTGATCAATACCCCGCCGAAGGCTTCCCTCACCTGGTCCACCACTGGATCATTGAAAGGTCCATCGTAGTTCAGCAGTTCCTCGCTCTTGTATGCATCTCGACCGTTGCGGACCTTCTGTCCGTTGATCACATAGACCGCTGTCACATCATCAGAGAGATCCGGATCGACCGGCCAGGGAACTAGGTCCGGGTGGATCACATGGCAGTCACATCCATCCACCTGAGCATGGTCTGGGATCGGTGAATCCCAGTAGGCACAATGGAAGGTCCCATCCTCTTTTGGTGTCGAGTGGGCACAGGTCCGGCAGTTGACTTCCTTGATCTTGTGGGAGACATGGCAGAAGTCATGCCCTGGACAAAAGCGACATTTATACCAGGTAGGATCGGCAGAGATCGGCTCCGGTAGTCTCTCCATGAGAGAGATCCTGTGGCCCCGGTCCACCAACTTCCTGGCAAACCGGGGATCCAGTTTGACCCGTTCTGGGTTGGTCTCATCGTTATCCTTGCAGACCGGGTAATACAGGCCCCTATTGATCCCTGTGAGGAACATGTATACTTGCATCTGGGCATAATGCATCGGCTTGGCCTTTTCAACGGATCCCAGCTTCACCAGTTCGTTAAAACTCTTTAGGCTGTGGGTTTTAATCTCCAGGATATGCTGGGACCCGGTGGCCTCTGGGAGGTTCTTCATGATGATCCCATCCGGATGTCCCTGGATATGTCCTGGACCGTAGACAGTCCTCTGTCTGGCCCCTGTCTCCCTGACATCCACGCCGATGTTGATCAGATCTCTGATCACCATTTCCTCTTCAGCCTGACCCCGCCGGAAGAGTCTGAGGATCCGTCCAGGGAATTTCTCGAATACTGCCCAGCGAAACTGGAGCCACAGCCAGCGATCGCACTCATGGCCGATCGAGGAGATCTGGAAGTAAGGCCTGGGCTTCTCCATCTCTCTCTGTGCTTCATGGAATTGATCGATCAGATCCTTGGTGCTTGGTAGTATATTCTTCGGTAGCGGGGCCATGTTGTTCTCCTTTTGGTATAAGTTGGCCCCAGCCGGTCCTGGGGCCCTGTAGCGTTGTTCAGCCGGTTGTTATCGATCCCAGGGCATAGTCCCGGATCCCTTCGCCTGAGGACCAGGTTGGGCTGGTGGAGCCTGGCGGGGAGGCTGTGAGGTCGGCATCTGTGGGATGGCCGATCCTTCCATCGCCCGGAAGTTCTTGATCACGTTTTTCGGATCGTATCCTGGGCTCTCCTCGATAATCACCTTGATCTCTGCTGTCCGGTTCATGATCTGATCGGTGTCATTGAACTTGGAGACATTCAAAGCACTGAGCATCTTTTTCATTTTCGCCTGGCCGATCTTCAAAGCCTTGTCACTGTCTCCGGAGTATCTGAAGATCACCATGTCCCAGACTCCTTGGTTTGCATATTTGGGCCCCAGGATCTTCCATCGGATATTGAGATATTCACCGGTTCCCTTTTTGGTCTCCTTTACCTCCACACTGTCCACCTGGGCCTGATACCATCCTTCAGGGATTGGGCTGTTGTCGAAGTCATCATCGGGTAGGTTCGCCACATCATAGGTCATGTCTAGTCTTGCCATTTTCGTTCTCCTTGTTTTGGTTATTCTGTGATCAGGGAGACATCGAAAGATGGTCGCCCTGGTGTCGTAGTGATTGCCCCCATCAGAGGATCTGTGATCTCCCTGTGGGCCCGTTTCCATTCGGTCATATTGATCTCTGGCTTCCAGCGGAACAGGATGTCCAGATGGTTCTGGAGACCGGCTTCGATCGCTAGTTCCTGGAGTTTTTCAGCGTTCACCTTCCTGGACAGCCTGGAGGTTATCTTCACCTTGTAGTCTCCGATCGCCACATTTTTGATCCCTTCATCACCTTCCTGGATTCCCATGTTGGCCGTCAGGTAGTCCTCTATCTTCCGTCTGGTGTCCACGGCCATCCGTTCGGCTTCCTTCGCTTCTTTCCAGGCTTGCAAGGCCTCGATGTATTGCTCCTCAGTTAATCCCAACATCTGAGCCTCCGATGATCTTGCTGATACAGGCTCCCAGGTCTGGACCTTCCCAGACGTTCAGCCGGCTCGATCGGTCCTTCGCTGTCCACAGTCCATCTGGATGGCACAACAGACCTCGGTGGGGATTCCCTTCTGGATCCCGCTCCACCCGGAGAGCGAAGACCTCATCGAAAAAATATGGCAGGGCCTGTCCGGTTTTGTTCCCTGGCATCGATGGGGAATACAGGATCCGGCCCATCTCGTCCTGGGTTTTTTCGACCTTGGCTGACATGTAGACGTTTCTCCCAGGGAGATCTCGGAAGGATCTGACCAGGCTGGCCATCTGATCCGACATCGATCCGTAGGCCTGGCGGGGATCCTTCGCCACTTTCTTCTCGTTGACTAGAACCACCTCAGCGATCTCACTGATCGAATCCAGACAGACCGTCTTGAATTGACCAGCCTCTTCACTGGTGGTCAGCCACATGTAGGCATCCCCCAGATCTGCCATGTCCCTGATCTCGATCACTGGGATGTCACAATCTGCCAGGGACAAAAGTCCAGCCTCAGCAGATAGGATCACAGGAGCCGGGAGTGTTTTGATCAGGGTTGTTTTTCCAGCCCCGGCTTGTCCATAGACCAGGATCTTCACTCCGTTGACTCCGGAGTCCCTGGTGCTTTTAAGTTGTACGGCCATGATGGCCTCCTTTACCGGTGGTCTGTATCCAGGTTACCGGTGTTCAAGTTGCCCCCGCACAAGCGGGAGGTATTGGATCAGCGGGATGTTGAGTCCCGTTTCCAGATCCTCATGGATCCTGATCCGTTTCCAGTCTCTCCTGGATGTCTCCGGGTTCCTCCTGGGGTTATTGGATTTGCCCGCACACGCAGTTGATCAAAAACAGTGGTTATCCTTATTTCCAGGACCCAACGGGTCCCCGTAATTACCAGTCCATACGGACAAGGTTCTGGGGCTGACGGGAGTTGAACCCACCACAGGCCACGGATCCCGGAAGTATGAAAGGATCCGATCCTCAGCCCCGGCTGTTTCCAGGTCTCCGGGTAGCCAGCCCGTCAATGAGGGAGAGAAGGTCAACTCCCCGCCTGTTATATTCGCCTCAATGCCCTTGAGAAGATTTGCCACCCATACGGGTCGGCTTGTATTAACGCCCTTGTCCCTTCGGCCCGTGCCCCATCGCTTCCCGATCCTCGTCAGACATTCCCTGTACTGCCACCAGGATCCACAGAGCGAAGATCGCTCCAGCCACTAACAATCCACCGATTACCCATCCGATCATCTCACCACCGTCCTTTTTCTTTCGTCTTCCAGGTAGGCCTTGTATTGGGCCTCCCGGTCTCTTGGATCCACATCTCTCCAGGAGAGGAACTCCTGGAAGGTCCACCGCTTCCGACCACCGGGAAAAGCAGACTCTCCAAACCTGGGGAGCAGATACCGTCCGGCATCATATATATGGCTCTTGGACACTCCCTCGATTCTGGCGATCTCCTCGGCTGTCACCGTCTGAGGGGCCACCGTGTTGATCAGCAGATGTTCCAGCATCACCTGGAGTCTCTCGGTCTGTTTTTTCAACTCCAAAAAATCTTCTTTAGTTGGGATCTCGATTGACATCTACAGCCCCCATCTCTATAATCGCCCTGGCTTTATCGATAATTGCTTCCCGGTAAAAATGGGATCTTCTCTGCCCTGAGATCCGACAGGCAGTCTTTACGACAGCCCTGTCACCTTTTGTCAGTGGAGCCACTAAGATCCTGGACTCTTCCATTGCTCTTTTGGCAGATTCTTTTGTATTGGATTTATTCTGCTTTTTGGTATTTTTATCGTTCATATGGCAGATCATAGCTCATTTGAGCCATAATAATCAACGGGGATTGCACAAAAAAATGTATTTTTTTTCTTGCATTTGAGCCATTCAGAGTTTAATCTGTTGTCATGAAAACAAAAGAGAGGGCGTTCTGGGATCGCCTGGCAAAGCATATCGGTTCCCAGTTTGAAAGCATTTCAGATTTCTGCGAAGTCTCAGGGATTTCGTATGACACCTACTACACACAAAAGGCTAGAGGGACCCTACCAAAGATCGACCAACTCCTGAAGATGAGTAGGACCCTCGACATCCCCGTAGAGGAGTTGGTCGATGGGACCACATCACTGACCCCAAAAGAATCAGCACAACTGAGAGATCATGAGGAAGTCATGAGGATCGCCAATGAACTACTGAAGGCCAGCAGAGACAAGCTGGAGGTCGTGGAGAAGTTGATCGAGTCATGGAATTTGGACTCGGAGGAATCGAAGTGATCGACCCTAAAACATTACACGGATATTACACAACTGGATGGACTGAGGCCGTCCAGTTAGTCGTTAAAACGTTCATTTGACCTATAGTTTAATCGTTTTTTGACACATTGGCTCATTTGCAAGGTCCGTCCGGGGGAGCTTTTAGAGAGCCAAATCCTTCATTTGAGGTTTGGCTCTTTTTTACCTTACACATTCATTACACATTTGCCCTGGATATCCGGCTGGAACTGGAGTGTCCTGTATCCTTCCTATTACATTCGCTGTTCAAGCGATGCGATTGCGAATCCGAGGGCTTCCAGTCGACGCTCGATCAGCGTGTGCTGTGCACTACTCTTTTTCGCTTTCACCAATTGTGTCTCGATCGAGGGGATAATCTGCTGCAGCATCGTTTTTGCACTCGCGATGCTTCCATATGTATATTCGAATGTTTCTCCATACCAGGTATTTCGAAGACTGGCCATGCCAATGCGAACTGCATCCAATCTCTTAGCGACGAGAGTAAGCATCGCACCTTTCTTTTCCATGCTTGCATATGCACGGGATAGTTTCTGGAGTGTGGATTCCAGTGCTGCCATCGACAAATCCCGCTGCTCTTCGACCACCTTATCGGTCATATCATCATTTCCTCGTCAGATATCCACGGAAGGCTGCCAATCCTTCCTCCATGTGTCTTCTTCCAAATCCGATCCTGAATCGGTCTTCAGGTGTGGAGGCAAGTGGGGAAACGTACACGTTCGGAGGGAGCAGCAACACACCGGTTTTCTCGATGAGATCCTCACAAAAGGAATTTGCACCTTCGGTACCCAAATATCTGGGGAACGCGACACAACCGCCGTCAGGACGTTTCCACTCGAACAAATGTGGAAATTCCTTGAAGAATGCATCGAGCATCACTGCATTCCTGTTGACCAAGGTTCTGTTTCGTTGCAGGATCTTTTCCTTCACCTGCAGGGCAACTGTTGCCAAGTACTCACTCGGAGCGGAGTTGCATATCGAGAGATAGTGTTTGTAGCGTTCCATACGCTGCAACAGGGAATGATCCTTGGTAGCGATCCAGCCGATGCGTAATCCAGGGAGTCCGTAGGCTTTCGAAAGCACATTGAGCGATATTCCCCTCTCGTAGACATCGGCCACTTGAGGCAGGCGTAACGATTCATCCCTTTCGATCAATCTGTAGACCTCATCGCTGAACAGATGGATTCCCCTCTCCCTGCACAGTCGTATCAATTCATCAAAACGTCCTCTTTCCAAAATCACACCGGTGGGATTGTGGGGGAAGTTGATTGAAATCACCTTCGTGTTCGGCTTCAAAGCCTTCCTCACTCTTTCGATATCCAACTGCCACCCTTCTTCTGGCAGCAATGCGACTCCGGTGACTTCACAGATA